AACCAGCAGCGGGAGTTCGGCAGCTGGCAGCGGGAGTTCGTCAACTAGCGGGGGCGGTGCAAGTGGCCAGAACTCGGCACCCAGCCTGTACCCCGTCACCGTCAAGGGCAAGACGGGCACTCCGATTGGCATGCCGAACGCGCCTCTTCCGCTGGCTCAGGACCCGGCGAGCTTCCTGGCCTCTTTGATCTCGGTCCAGCGGAACAACGACCTTCCGTACGAGGTCCGCAAGACGGCGCAGGACATGCTGGTGGCGGTCGCTGAGCGCGAGGACCGCATCCTCAGCGAGTCCCCGGGCTTCAACGACGACTATGACGACGGGCTACGCGACGGGCTAGTCCCCGGCCTGACCACGTACATGCCCAACCGGGCAGGGGTGCGCGAAATGGTCTACAGCACCAACGGAAAGGGAAGGGGACATCTCTGATGTGGCCCAGCATGGTTCACCTTAACGAAATCCAGTCTCGGATGCTGCATGACGGCCTTCCCGTCGAGCGCACCATGGTAGCCGTGTCTGAGCTGCGGCTTCTTCAGCACGGCGGCCGGTACCGCATCGAGCGGGCTCAGGGCGACCTCTACCTGTACTCGCAGGGCAACGGCTACTTCGCCGTAGCGGATGAGTAACTGTTGAGTGGTTTCACACTAGGCCGTAACCTAGTCGTGAAGACGTACGTCCTCTGAAGGGGTGTAAGAGATGGCTGAGGATCGGGCGGCGCTAGACGCCAAGGCGCGGAACGCTCTGCCTGACTCGGCGTTCGCGTACATCGATGAGAAGGGCCAGCGGCACTTTCCCATCCACGACAAGGAACATGTCCAGAAGGCGCTCCAGCTTGGGCCGCGCTCTCCGATGTGGTCGAAGGCGAAGGGAAAGGTAATGGCTGCTGCCAAGAAGTTCGGAGTTCACCCCGGAGATGCGGGGCGCTCCCTGGAGGCCCTGGTGCCCGAGGTCCGCTTCATCGCTGACCGCCCCGAGATCCGCAGTGACGGCGAGGGCATGCCCCAGCACATCACCGGGTACGCGGCTGTCTTCAAGAAGACCTCTCGCCGCCTGGGCAACTTCCACGAGCAGGTCATGCCGACCGCGTTCACCGAGGCCCTGAAGGCGATCGAGCGCGGCGAGGTCAACGTCGTCTGCCGGTACAACCACAAGGACGACATGGTGCTCGGCACCAGCCAGGCGGGCACGCTGCAACTGGCCGTTGACGAGCGGGGCCTGCCGTACGACGTGCTTCCTCCCCGCCACCGCGAGGATGTCCTGGAGCTGGTCCAGCGCGGCGACGTGCGGTACTCCAGCTTCGCGTTCCGCGTGGCGGAGCCGGGCACCGACGACACCTGGGGCGAGTCGGAGAGCGGCCTGCCGATGCGCTCGCTGCACAACGTCGAGCTTGTGGACGTTGCCCCGGTCCTGGACCCGGCCTACAAGGACACCAGCGCTTCCGCTCGCAGCCTTAACGGCGCGATTGAGTCCCTGGCGAGCTGGGTTAACGCTGACCCGGCCGAGGTCCGGTCGATGCTGGAGGCAGGTCAGGCGAGCCGCTTCTTCAAGCGCACTGACCGCCCGAGCGTTCCGCCGCTCGACACCCGCTCCGCCCAGGACCGCGAGGAGACCCGCGTGCTGGACGACGAGGCTGTCGCGATCCGCCGTGCAGCTCCTGTAGAGGAGCCCGCGCCCGAAGGCGACTACATGCCGCCGGAGGATGAGCGCTCTGTGCGCACCGAGGACGAGATCCGTGCCGCCAAGGGCAAGGAATTCGCCCAGATGTGCCGGAAGTTCAAGGACCACGAGCCGTGCGTCCGGCCCGCTGGGCACGAGGGCAACGAGACTGGCGAGGGCTGCAAGGGCCTCTGCTACGGGCGGCACAACGGGCTGCCTTGCAACCAGGAGATGGGGCACGAAGGCCCGCACACCCCGATCCGCGTTGACTCCCGCGACAACGATGGCGAGCCCGCTGAGGCCCGCGCCGACGAGCCGCCCGCGCCGAAGACCCTGACCGGGCCGGAGGCGATGACGAAGATGTTCGCCCGCCGCAAGAACCTGACCGCGCTCCCCGACTGAGAACTTCCCCATCGCGCTACCTGAAGCCTAGGGCGGGACTGATCCCCCGCAGCGCGATGGGGATTTTCTTTTCCCGGACTGTTGCACGACTTCACAGTCCCTCGTAACCTAAAAATTGAATGGCACGTCCGAGGTCGTGTGCGCGAGCATGCGGAGCCGGTGTCTGACCTTTTCTGCACCTAGAGAGGAAAGCACGTGGCATCTGAAGTTGCCAAGCGTCTTCACGAAGACGTTCAGCGCACCTACCACGACATTGAGGCTCTCTGCCTCAAGGCCAGTGACGAGCACCGGAACTTCTCCGACTCCGAGCAGGAGCGTTACGACGACCTGCACAAGAGCCTGGACCGGGACGACAAGCGCCTCAAGGAAGTCCTGGACGCTGAGAAGCGCGCCAAGGACACCGACGACGCCTTCAACGCGGTTACCAGCCGCCCGAGCGTTCCCGAGGCCCGCAACGGCTCGGCGTTCGAGGCCGAGGTTCGCCAGTTCTTCGACGGCACGCTGCGGGACGACCGTGGCCGCCCGAAGCCGCTGGAGATCCCGGCGATGAACTCCCGGCTCATGCACAAGCTCTCCACCGGCCGCCCGATGACTCCCACCGAAGTCCGTGTCCTGACGGACGGCTACGTGGGCAACGTGCCGAACACCAGCGGCGGCATCGTGCCGATCGACTTCTACGACCAGCTCCTGTCGTACCTGATCGAAGTCTCCGGCGTCATGCAGACCGGCCCCACCGTCCTCAACACCGTTGGCGGCGAGCCGATCCAGGTCCCGATCGTCAACCAGCACACGGGCCTTTCGTCCGCGTCGCAGGTGACTGTCTCGGCGGCCCAGGGCGGGACGCTTCCCTCGGCTGACCCGGTCTTCGCCCAGAAGACGCTGACCGCGAACAAGTTCGGCATCATGATCCAGGTCTCCCGCGAACTGATTGACGACTCTGGCGTCAACCTGCTCGGGTACCTCGCGATGTCGGCGGGCCGCGCGCTCGGCAACTTCCTCGGCAACGAGCTGGTCAACGGCGGGTCCGGCATCTCCGGCAACATCCTGGCGGCTCCCGTGGCTGTCGTGGGCGCGTCGGGTGTCTCCGGTACTGCCGCGACAGGCAGCGGGCAGGTCGAAGGCGGGCCGTCCTACGCCAACCTGGTGGACATGGAGTACTCCGTGATCGCCCCCTACCGCCAGAGCCGGTCGTGCTACTGGCTGGCGGCGGACAAGACCCTCGGCGTCCTGCGCAAGCTGACTGACACCGTTGGCCGTCCGGTCTGGGAGCCCTCCACCGTTCTCGGTGCCCCGGACCTGCTCCTCGGAAAGCCCCTGGTGGCAGACCCGTTCATGCCTGCGGTCGCCGGTAGCGCCAAGTCTGTCGTCTTCGGTGACTTCTCGCAGTACTTCATCCGGATGGTCGGCGGAGTGCGCTTCGAGCGGTCGGACGACTTCGCCTTCAGCACGGACCTGGTGTCCTTCCGGGCCATCATCCGCGCGGACGGCAACCTGATGAACCCGCCGAGCTACGCTCCCCAGCCGCTCGCCGTGTTCCAGGGCGGTGCCTGATCCTTTGGGGCCACGCGAAAGCTCCGGCACTTCGGTGTCGGAGCTTTCGTGTATCCTGGAGCCATGAGCTACGATCGTACATAATTCCCTGATGCGTACCTATGCTTTCCTGCCATATTTTGGAGGAGAGAGTGCCGCCGCCCCGTCTAGGGCTAGGTTTCGTCCGGCATGGCTGGAGGAGACGGTTGACAGTCTTAGCGCTGTAGCACACTCCTTGTTCATAGGGGTTCACTCCGAGGAGCGCACAGTTCCTCCGGCTCTGATTCCCCTTACCGTGCCGTTGGAGTGCGAACCTCGGTTCATTCCGGTGGAACTACTTCGCTGGGCACAACGAAACTTGCCGGATGATGTTACCCACGTGTACGTGTCTGAAGCTGATCAGATCCTCCACTATGACCGTGAGCTTTTCTCACTTGTGCAAGGTGACGACTACCTGATCCCCTGGCGGCTAGAGCAGCTAGGACAGGGCGGTGAGGGAGCCCATAGAGGACCGGTGGTGGAGGTGGCGGGCAAACGGTATGTCATCCCTCACGACGCTGCTTTGTCTATGCTACATGCTTACGGCGGAGCTTTTTTGTGCACTAAAGAACTGTTTTTGCGGGCTGTGTTCGAGAAGCACGACAACATGCCTGTGGAGTCAGCTACAGGTTTCGATATAGCTCACTACGGTAGGTCACTAAAGTGTGATCTCCCCTGGGAGCGTTTCTGGGTTGATCACCTGTCGGGCTACGATTATCATGAGCGTCTTGGAGGTAGGTAGCTATGCGTAAGGTCAGGCTCCTTAGCGCCGTAAAGACGGACGTGCCGTACATCTGCGGCGACAAAGACCAGGAGCTGCGCCTGGCGGATTACGTAGCGACGTTCGTCGTCCTGCACAAGCTCGCGGTGTACACCGACGAGGAGCCTGTGCCGGGGCCGTCGCGCGCTGAGCTGGAAGCCCAGGAAGCGGCCCTCAAGCTCAAGGAAGCCGACGCGGACGTTCGCGAGGAGAAGGCCGAGGAGGGCTTGAAAGACGAGGTCAAGCGCCCGTACGGCAACGCCCCCAAGTCTGCCTGGGTCCGGTACGCGGTAGCCGTGGACGACAAGATGACCGAGGAACGGGCCACTGACATGACTAAGGCGGACCTTATGAGCAAATTTGGGGAGCGCCTGTAGGGCTAGCTAGCCTGTTGACTGTGAAGTACTTACACTGGACGTTAGAACACGTCTGTGAAAGGACTTCACCGTGGCAACTGTTAGCGATGGCCAGAACCCCGGCCGCAGCGCGACTCCGCAGCGCCAGTCTCCGGCCCCTGCGCGCAGCGGGCACGGCGGCCCTAGCGACCCCACCAACCAGCTTGGCCAGACCCCGGCCGACATCTTCGGCTTCAGCCAGACCTACTCGACGGGTGCTCCGGGTACCACCGGCGCTTCCGGCCCTGACGCGGATGTCACCATCCAGGCGGGCCAGCTCGATGAGGGCCTGTCGGGCGTTACCGGCAGCGAGATCACCGACACGGGCGCTCCTGGCTCGCAGGGTGCGACTCACCAGTCCGGCGGCGAGAGCGTCCGCTACACCGACCCGTTCGGGTACATGGGCAACGACCACCGCGACTCGCACGCGAGCATGGCGGTCAACGGTTCTGGCGACTCCACCACGTGGGGCGACGACAACGGCTTCAGCGGCCCGACCCTTCCGGTGCTGGAGGGCAACCGCCCGACTGAGACCGGCATCGGGCACGGGCACGCTAGCAAGCACAAGCACCCGAACGCCGGAGCCTGACCGTGAAGGACGTTCCGGTCGTCAAGATGCCGATGCCCCTGGCTGACCTTTGTCACCCGGAGCGCTGGCCTCTGCGCGGCCGGAACGATCCTCCTCCCGGTCTTATGGGAGAAGCAGTCCCGACGCCATCCGCAGACACCCCGGAGGAGGTGGCAGAAGATGTCGATCTCGAAGGACCCGGCGAAGCCGACGACCAAGGACCTGAGTGACACGCCGGAAGCTCAGTCTTTCCCGTCTTACTTCAGTTCAATGGCCGGAGGCAACATGGTCACTGAGAAGAACCCGCATTTCGCTGGCCAGGGCACGGATTCCGAAGCCTCGCACGATGTCGTGGCCGGGGACGTGGACTGGGTAGGCAGTCAGCAGCACGTGCCGGTACTTCCCGGCGACAAGACTCCAGCTGGTGAGCTGGATACAGATGAGAAGGGCAGCGGTTACACGCCGAGCGCCCGTACCTGGAAGGAGTGCTGAGATGGCATATACGACCGGTCAAACCACCGCCCAGATGATCACGGAGCTTCAGACCGTGAACCCGGCTCTCAACAATGATGCCATCCTGACCTTCCTGTCCACCCTGGCTACTGGTTCGCCGGTTGCCATCGGCACGGGGATCACTTTTTCTGGCGTCCTGGTGAAGTGCACCACCGGCTACGGGGTATCGCCAGGTACCACCCCTGTTTACGCCTACGACGCTTCACCTGTCTGATCGGAGAAGGAACAATGGCACAGCACAGCTGGGGTCCGGTCGAGAAGCCGACGGGTCACCACGATGACGAGAGCGGCACCGTCGAGCAGCTCGACGAGCACGGCTCGAAGACCGGCCGCAACGAGAACTACAACGCCACGGACGGACGCCACAACAAGGCGGACCACCAGGGCTGGCCGAGCATCGACGGCAAGTCGGGGACGAACGTCGGTGAAGACGGCGAAGCCCACGGCCGGTTCGAGGACGGCCCTGGCAAGTGGCGCCAGACCTGATAGGAGCACCAAGTGGTCCTCATGACCGGCTACAACCAGCCCCCGCCGCCTGAGCACCCGGCTGGCAAGTACGGTCGGCTACCCGGCCACGTACCGAATGGTCTTCGCGACCTGACCTGGTACGTGGCCGGTTCGCTGCCCGTAGCGCCTTCCGAAGTCGAGCCTCCGGCACCCGGCAAGCTCGGTAACTGGGCGATGCTGGGTAACGACCAGTACGGCGACTGCGGCGTCGCGGGTATCGCGCACGGTGAGATGTGCGTTGCCGATGACGTCAAGCGCGCGCAGCTCAACCTGACCGACCAGGAGGCCGTCCAGTACTACCTGACCTACACCGGGGGCCAGGACAACGGCGTTGTTCTCGCGGACTTCCTGGCATACGTCAAGAAGACCACGTGGTTCACCCGGCAGCTCGGCGCGTACGCTCCGGTGTCTATCACTGACCTCGCTACCCTGCGCTTCGTCATCAACGCCTACGGCTACGCGTACACCGGCATCCAGGTCACTGACCTGATGGAGCAGGCGTTCAGCAACGGCGCTCCGTGGACTTCCGCGATGTTCACCCAGGGCACCGTGCAGGGCGGCCATTGCGTGCCGCTGGTGGGCTACGACGAGACGCACCTGTACTGCGTCACCTGGGGCCGCGTGCAGGCCATTCTGTACCCCGGCTGGAACGCCATCGCTGAAGAGGCGTGGGCTACCATCTGGGACGAAGTTCCCGCAGGCGGCCTGGACAACCACGGGGTCAACCTGAAGGCGCTGAACTCCGACCTGAAGCTGCTCACGAGGTAGCCGTGATCTGCCCCGACTGCGAAGTGGCCGGGTACATCGGAGATGAACTTCGATTCTTCTCGAAGGAAGACCCGAGGTACCCGGCCTTTGTGGCGCGCGCTGAATTCTGGCATTCCAAGTGCCTGAACTGGCGGGGCAAGAACCGCAAAGGCTGCACCTGCCAGCACGTCGTGTAGGATGCCGATGTGCAGATTTACGCGTCACACGATGGCGGCTCAGGTTGCTGCTGGTATCGCATGCTGGTGCCGCTTCAGGCGGTAGACCGCCTCGCTGACGGCATCGACGTGCACTTCCGCGCGGGCGGCCCGAAGATGATGAAGGCCAGTCACCCGCCGCTGCTGATGGCCGAGACCGAGCAGGCTGACGTTGTCGTCGCCCAGCGGGCGAACTCGTTCGAGGGCATGGGCGTCTGGCGGCGGATGGCTACGCCGACTACCCGCACGGTCTACGAGAACGACGACGACATCTGGCACATCACGCACGAGAACGCGCAGGCGTACGAGAGCTACAAGGAGGGCGGGGAAGCCCGCGAGGTAGTAGCCCGGCTCTGCGCGACTTCCAACCTGGTGACGTGCTCGACGCCGTTCCTGGGAGACATGCACCGCGAGATCGCGCCGCGCACTCCGGTGGCCGTGCTCCCGAACTACATCCCTGAGTTCGTCCTGGACATGAAGCACGACGACCGGCAGGGACGGCCACGGCTCGGGTGGATGGGCGGGGCCAGTCACGCCAGGGACGTTCACACGGCCAGCAGCGCCGTTCGCCGCTTCATGAAGCGCTTCCCCGAGTGGGACCTGTGGCTGGGCGGCACCGACTACCGCCGGGCGTTCAAGTGCCCGCCAGAGCGGTCGTTCCACATCCCCTGGATTCACGTCTGCGACGATCCGGACGTGTTCTACAGGGCCATCGACTTCGACATCGGCATCTGCCCGCTGCTGGACACCCAGTTCGCCCGGTCCAAGAGCCACATCAAGGCCCTGGAGTACATGGCGCGGGGAATGCCG